GCTATCCCGAGCCGGTGCCGAACGCCGGGGGGCTGCTGCCGTGCTACCTGACAGCGGACTGGCCTGACCTGTACGCGTGGGCGCGTCCCGGCTGGAAGCCGCCTTCTCACGGCATCTGCGCTGACGGTTGGCCCGTCATGGCCAGGGTGACCGCGATGGCGCCGCCTGAGCTGCGGGCGATCGCGGGCGGTTCCGAGGACGGCGGCGAATGGGCTGCTCCCTCGCTGAGGCTCGTGACGTCATGAACGCCAGCCGCAGCGCCGCCGAAGCAGGAAAGGATCACCAACCATGGCAGGGCTGAGCAGTTGGACGGCCTGACCCGCCGCGTCCGCCCCGACTGGCTGGACGGAGGCTGGGTCGCCTCCTGCCCCGAGCTTCCCGGCTGCTTCTCCCAGGGGGAGAGCGCGGGCGAGGCGCCGGCCCCGACGACCGCCGTGAGGCTCACCGGCGGCCCGCTCATGCGAGGCAGATGCCGGATTCGAGGCTCACGCCCGCGAACCGCTGGCGGCCGTCGTAGTCGAAGTGGCGGTCAACGATAGCCATCAGGCGGCGGGCTGTCTCGGCGGCGGCATCGCTGAGGCGCGTCCCGGCGATGGCCCAGGCGCGGGCCTGCTCGCCCTTGATGGTGACCAGGACCTCGGACATGCACGATGCGTACCTGGCGCGGACCGAGATGCTGGCGCCAGCGGGCAGCTCGCCGAACTCGCCGTTCTTCACCGCGGCCCTGAGGTCGGCGCGGATGGCCCTGGCTGCTTCGGTCGCGTCCATCGTGATCATCTCTGCCCCCCGCTTGTTTTCGTGTACACAGAAACACTATCATATCTGTGTACACAGTCAAGTCTCAGCGCAAAGGGGGCCGTATGATTTCCGTGGACACGGAATCAGGGAGAGCGGTGGCGCGGCCGAAGACCGGCGAGACGCCGATCAGGCATGTCCGGGTGTCCGGCCGGATCTGGGACCAGATCGGCGTGATCGCCCGCGAGGAAGGGCGCACCGTCAGCGCGGTCGTGATCGATGCGCTGACGCGGCACATCGCCTGGCATAAGCGCCAGGCAGGCAGCGGGCCGCCGGCCTCCTGACGCTGGCGCGGCGGGCGTGCTGCTTATCCTGTAGGCATGGCGTCAGTCCCTGATCTCACCCGCACTTGAGCGAGCCCGCCGCCGGCCAGCGCCCCTGCGCGCGCGGCGAGTGGTGCTCGCAGCGGACCGTCGCGATCGAGGCCGGCGAGCGCGTCATCACCCCGGCCGGCGCCTGGCGGCCCTACTGCGACCCCTGCGAGGCCTACCTGGCGCAGTGCGCCCGCGAGCTGCCCGGCTACTACCTGCGGCTCGGCGCGATGATCGGCGACCCGCTGCAGGCCCGGGTGCAGGTGCACGCCCCGTTCGGCTCGCAGCCCGTGATCCGCGAGGACGTCGACGCGCACATGCGGCTGACTGCCGCGATCCTCGGCGGCTGGGAGAGCCGGGTCCGGGTCACGGCCCGGCTGTGGATGCCCGACCCGCGGGGGCGTCACGACACGCCCGCGGCGATCCTGCGCGCGGCCACGACGCTCAGCGCTCAGGTCAGCGTCCTGATGGCGATGCAGCCCGGATGGATGACCCGCGCGTTCCGGTTTCCCTTCGACGACGAGACCTCGGCGTGGCTGGCGGACTCCGAGATCGTCCGGGCCGGCGAGGGCTACGCCGTGGTGATGACGCAGGTGGACGGCGAGGCGGCCGGGCGGGAGATCCAGTGGCTGCACTACCGGTCCCGGTCGCTGCTGGGGGAGACGAGCCCGCCGCCGGAGATCCTGATCCCGCCGTGCCGCAAGTGCGCCCGCCGCCTGCTTCTCCGTGCCTACCCGGACGCCGGCCGGGACCGCTACTCCCGCTGCGGCTGGTGCGGCGACGAGATGACGAGCGCGCAGTTCGACGTCAACGCGCTGCGCTGGCTGGCCTACCACCGGGGCCGGGAGCGCGCCACGCTCGGCGAGCCTGCCGAGGCGGAAGTTGCGGATGCGGCGGTAAAAGCCTTATCGTGGCGAACGGAGAACTGCGCCCTGAACCAGGAGACTGGCGGGGCGCTTTTCGCGTCTTCAGGGGGTGAGCGTCCTGCTCGTCGTCCAGCCGCGCCCGGACGGGCTGATCACCAGGGCGCAGGCCGCGCTGCTGTGCGGCGTGACGCCGGAGGCGATCACGAACTGGCAGCGCCTCGGCTACGGGCCGAAGAGTGACCGGCGGTTCCTGGCAGTGGCGAAGCGCGTGAACGGCCGGCCGCTGTATGACCCGGTTGAGGTAGCGAAAGCCGAGTACGCCACCGCGCGGCGGGCGCGCCGTTTCGCGGCTGCCTGACCTTACTGTCCCCCGCTGCCCCGCCTGGCTACCCGGAAAGGACGGCGCAGTGATCTCAGCCGACGACGCCCGCCGCGAGGGCCTTCGCCTCGCCGTCGACCTGTGGGAGGACCGCAACTCGTCGGACCTCATCCCCGACGTCGAGCGCACCGCCCTGGCGTTCGCCCGCATCCTCACCGGAACGCCCGCCGAGATCAAGCTCGGCTCCCCTTTCATCACCGAGCAGGCCACCGGCCTGCGAGTCCCGCTGCACAGAACCGGAGCTGACATGGCCGTCACCATCACCGACACCCAGATCGCCACCTACGCCGTGACCGAGAACGACACCAAGGGGTTCCCGGTCACGGACCCGATCACCTGGACCGAGGACTCCGGCGGCACCGTAGTGGCCTCGGACGGCAGCGGCGGCTTCTCCGCGGTCGCGCCCGGCACGGCGAACATCACCGCGTCGGACGGCACCCTGTCGGCGACTGACGCGATCACGGTCGACCCGTCCGCCCCGACCTCGCTCGTGCTCGGTGCTCCGGTCATCACCGAGCAGGCCTGACCTGATCTGCCCGCGCCCTGCTGCCTGATGACGCCGGGCGGCAGTGCGCGGGCTCAGTCAGCGCCTGCGGAGGCCTATCACCGCTCCGGTGATCACGATGGCGGCCGGCAGCCAGATGACCTCCGCCAGCCACCCGATCATCACCGGCCACGTCAGGAACCCGACGAGGGCGATCATTGGGAAGGCCGACCTGCCGCGCCGGCGCCTGCCGGCCGGCCTCCACGAGGTGCCGGCCGGGCCGAGGTGCGGTCCCCTGAGGTAGATCACGCCTTCGCCTTCTTCCGCCTGCGGTACTCGCGCGACGCCTGCGCCTGCGCGCATGACCGGGTGCAGTACCGCGCGTCCGACCGGCCGTCGTGCCCCCGGTAGAACTCCGTGCCGCACGTCTCGCTGGCGCACGTCTTCAGTTCCGGCAGCACGGTCCGGCAGACCGGGCACCTGTCCGCGCGCTTCACAGCGTCATTCTACCACGGCGTCATACAAACGTAATCGGTTTGTATATGACGGACCAGCCATCTGCACTCGCGACGGGTGCCGGAAGGACGGGCGAGATGCCCAGGGACAAGATCAGCAACCATCCGGGCGACGAGGCCCGCGTCGAGGTCGGCTGGCAGCGCGGCGGCGACTGCGTCCAGATCACGACGGCCACCGATGCGGGCGACGGCTCGTCGGTCAGCTGCTGGCTCGACTCCCGCGCCCTGACCCGGCTGCGCCGCGCCCTGCTGAGAGCCGACACCCAGGCATTCGGCCCGGCCCCCGAGGACCTGCGGGACGACTACGGCCAGCCGGAGCCCTTCGACGCTGCCACGGCGCTGGAACTGCTCGGCCTATCGCAGAAGGCGCAGCCCGCGGCCAGCACCGCCGCCTTCCGCTACCCGTCGATGGAGGCAGCCCAGGCCTACGCGGCCGGGAACCTGCGCCACCACGGCCACGAGACCATCGGCCCTGCCGAGACAGAGCAGGGCGTCATCGCGGTGACCGTTCTCAAGCCCGCCGGGTGAATCCCGCCTTCGCCTTGGCCTTCCATGACCGCCGTCAGCCCGGCGGCCTTTCATGACCAGGCAAGACGGCCCGTTCTGCGGCGGGAAGCTCCGCAGGCGCGACGGCACGTGCACTCAGCCGGCCGGGTGGGGCACGCCTCATGCCGGCTTCGGCAAGTGCAAGCTCCATGGCGGGTGCGCGCCGAGCAGCATCAAGGCCGGCGCCGAGGCCATGGCGATGGAAGCAGTCGTCACCTACGGCCTGCCCCGTGACATCTCCCCGTCCGAGGCGCTGCTCGAAGAGGTCCGCTATACCGCAGGGCACGTGGCGTGGCTGCGCGGGAAGGTCCGCGAGATCGAGGACGCCGACCTCGTCTGGGGCAAGACCGAGGAGTCCGAGAAGGGCGCGACCGAGTTCCCCGGCACGGACATCACGAGCGCCGCGAAGCCGAACATGTGGCTGGAGCTCTACTACCGGGAGCGGGCGCACCTTGTCGCCGTGACGAAAGCGGCGCTGTCTGCGGGCATCGAGGAGCGCCGCGTCCGGCTGGCTGAGGCGCAGGGCTCCCTGCTGAACGAGGTCATCCGCCGCATCCTGGCCAGGCTCGCGCTGTCGGCCGAGCAGTCGGCGCTGCTGCCGCTCGTGGTGCCGGAGGAGCTGAGGCGCGCGGCGGCTCTCGCCCCGGCGAACTGAGCGGCCGGCCCGCCGGGAGGCCAGCGTGACCGCGATGGCGTACGAGGCCGCCGCGGCCGAGTGGGAGATCCCGACGCGCCACTGGGCCACTGCCGGGGAACTGGCCGCCGCGATCGACCCGTCCACGGTCCAGACCCGCGCCCTTGACCTGATCGACGAAGCCCTCGCCTGGGCGTACTCGACCCTGGGCGCGCGGCTCCTGATTTCCCTTCCCCCTCAGGAAGGCAAGTCGAGCCGGGTCACCAAGACCGGCACGCTGTGGGCGCTGACCCGCAACCCGGAACTCCGGCTCGGCATCGCGTCCTACGCGCAGTCGCTCGCCGAGGGCTTCGGCCGCGAGGTCCGCAACTCCATCGCCACGTTCAACGGCGACGAGGGAACGCTTGACCTCGGGCTGAGGATCGCCCCGGACTACGGCTCGGCCCGCCGCTGGCAACTCGACGGCCACCGCGGCGGCGTGGTCTGCGTCGGCATCGGCTCGGGCCTGACCGGCAGGCCGCTCGACGCGCTCGTCATCGACGACCCGTTCGCCGACGCGGAGCAGGCCGGGAGCGCCTACTACCGCGGCCGGGTGTGGGACTGGTGGCAGTCGGTCGGCGCGCCCCGCCTCGCGCCCGGCGCCCCGGCGATCGTCATCCTGACCCGCTGGCACGAGGACGACCTCGCAGGCCGGCTCGTCGCGGCCGAGGACGGGCACCGCTGGCGGGTCATCAACATCCCCGCCCTCGCCGACCATGACCCGGCGAAAGGCCAGTCGGACCCGCTGGGACGCGAGCCGGGGCAGTGGCTGGAATCGGCGCGGGGCAGGACGCCGGCGGAGTGGGAGCAGATCCGCATCCAGTCCGGCTCCCGGACCTTCGCTGCCCTGTACCAGGGCCGGCCGAGCCCCGATCAGGGCAACGTGTGGCTGCGGCAGTGGTGGCGGCGCTACCAGGCCCCGCTGTGGACCCAGCACCCCGACGTCCCCGGCGCGTACCTGGTGCGCGAGTGCGACGAGATGGTCATGAGCTGGGACATGGCCTTCAAGGACACCAAGTCCAGTGACTTCGTGGTCGGCCAGGTGTGGTGCCGCCGCGGCGCCGACGTCTACCTGCTCGACCAGGTTCACAAGCGGCTGTCGTTCACCGGCACCCTGATCGCGCTCGCCGCGATGGTCGGCAGGTGGCCGCAGGCAACCCGGAAACTCGTCGAGGACAAGGCCAACGGCACCGCGGTCATCTCGACGCTGAAGTCGAAGATCCCCGGCCTGGTGCCGGTGAACCCGACGGACTCCAAGTACGGCCGGGCGACTGCCGTCGCGCCGTTCATCGAGGCCGGCAACGCCTTCCTGCCCGAGCCGGAGATCGCGCTCTTCGACGCCGAGGCGCTCATCGACGAAGCGGCCGGATTCCCGAACGCGGCGCACGATGACCAGGTGGACGCCACGAGCCAGGCGCTTGCGGAGATGCTCTTGGACGGCTCGGGCGCGCAGGCGTGGATCGCGTGGGCGAAGCGTAAGGCAGCGGAAGCGGCAGCCGCCAGCGCGGACGCTCCGCCGCCGGGCTCGGTCCTGGTGCCGTCAAGCAACGGCCACGGAAGCTACGTGGTCACCCCGGATGGCGCCTGCACCTGCCCGGCGGGGCAGTTCGGCAAGCCGTGCCGGCATGTCCGCGAGGCCCGCAACGGGACGGTCGCGTCTCCGGCGGTCCCGGTTCCTGCCGCGGCAGCGCCAGCCGGGAGCCCGGCGGCAGTCCCCCTTGACCCGGCTGCGGCCCGCAAGGCCGCGCGTGACGCCATGTACCGGCAGCAGCAAGGGAGCGGGGCATGGGCGAGACGGCAGGCGTAGCACCGCAACTGCTCGTCATCTGCATGCAGTGGACCGAGGACGGCGCGGCGCGGCAGGAAACCTACGGCCCGTGGACCATCGCCGGAGACGAGTCGCACCTGGAGCAGGTCAGCGCCTTCATGCGCGGCTGGAACCGGCTGAAGGGCGCCGCCGTCTCGGCCGCGATGGTGATCCTGCAGGACCCGCGGCCGTTCACCGAGGCGGGAGCGCCGGCGGCATTCCCCGCCGGGCCGGACCCGTGGACGCCGGAGCAGATCGCCTGGTTCGAGGCGCGCTGGAACGAGCACCACGCCGCCCAAGGGCAGTCATCGGCCACCTGATGTCCCGTCCGGGCCGCACGCGAAGGAGCGGCTGAATGGGCGTCCGATCCGCTATCGCCGGCGGCCTGACCCGCGCCGCCAAGGCATTCGGCAGCAATGAGCCACCGGGAATGGCGCAGGCCGCGCACGACGGCTCGCAGATGGACATGGCGCACCCGTTCGCCCCCGGCGAGCCGGTCGGGCCGTACGACGGGTACTCGCGCACGCCTCGTTCCCGCGATTTCGTCACCGGCTACAACATCGCGACCCGGCCCAGGACCCACGAGCGCGTGTCCTTCGACACCCTCACCGGGCTCGTCGAGGCGTACGACGTCGCGCAGATCTGCATCTGGCACCGGATCGACTCCCTCCGCTCACTGGACTGGAAGCTGATCGCCGCCGACGGCTACAGCGGCGACATCACCGACGCCATCGCCATCGGCATGGCCGCGCTGGAGAAGCCCGACCGCGAGAACAGCTTCGAGGCGTGGCTGGCGAAGTGGCTGTACGGCGTCCTTGCCTACGACGCCGCGCCGCTGGCCCGGATGCGCAACAGGGCCGGCCGGTGCGTCGGCCTGCAGGTCGTCGACGGGACGACCATCGCGCCGCTGCTCGACTACTGGGGCAACTCGCCTAAGCGCGTCTCGCCCGACGACCCGGAGCCGGAAGCCTACGTCCAGTACGCGAACGGCCTGCCATGGAACTGGCTCACCCGCTCCGACCTGATCTACGAGCCGTTCCGGCCGATCCCGCGGTCGATTTACGGCCGGGCGCCGCTCGAGAGCATCATCCTCAACGCGAACACGGACATCCGCTTCCAGATCTACTTCCTGCAGCGGTTCACGGAAGGCAACCTGCCTGAGGCGTTCGCGAGCGCGCCAGAGACGTGGACCCCGGACCAGATCGAGCTTTTCCAGGGCTACTGGGACTCGTTCATGTACGGCGACCAGGCCGCCAAGCACCAGATCAAGTGGATACCCGGCGGCAGCACCTTCGCGTGGTCCAACGAGAAAGAGTTCACGGACAAGTTCTCCCTGTTCCTGATGCGCAAGACCGCCGCCGCCTACCACGTCGTGCCGAGCGACCTCGGGTTCACCGAGACAGTCAACCTGTCCTCCAGCGAGTCGCAGGGCGACGTAGGGCACCGGGTCGG